TAGGCGGTGCTGCTATTAGTCCTGAAAGCCAAGTTGCACGTAATTTCAATGAAGCAATAGTTAACAGTCCTACAGATCTTGTGTCAATTGATTTTAAAATTATGGGTGATCCATATTACATTGCAGATAGTGGAATGGGAAATTATAATGCAGCTCCTACTGGAATGTTGAATATTAATTCAGATGGTGCAATGAACCAACAGTCTGGAGAAGTAGATATTATTATGAATTTTAGAACGCCATTAGATTACAATGACAACGGCGGCATGGACTTTCCGGGAATGGGTACAAGGCCCGTTGGTGCATTCAGCGGATTGTATACTGTACTTACATGCAGTAACAGATTTAGCGAAGGACAATTTACTCAAGAACTAAGTTGCATAAGAAGACGTAACCAAGATGTACAAGCAAATGAAACAGCCGCAAGTCCAGCATTTATGACAGAGGGTGACGGAAGTAACGCAATATCACCTAGTGGCAATAGTACAACAACCGGTTCAGATACTTCAGGTAGCACAGGCGGTACTGGTGGACAGTCTTCAGAAAGCACAGGAGATTTTGATCCAACAAATCCTGACACACAATGGGGTAGATTAGGACAAGCACAATAATGAGTCAACCATCTAACAATCAAAATCAACGTCAAGCAAGGACTAATTTCGAAGGCAAGCCAGGTCCGTTTCTTGCAGTGGTAACAAACCATTTAGATAGTAAGAATATGGGAAGTCTAGAAGTAGAACTTCTTAAGGTAACCGATGCTGGTAATAGTACAGAAAAAACAGGACAAACAGTTCCTGTGCAATACTTAAATCCATTTTACGGAGTAACACCTTATAAAGGCGTTAGTAAAAACGAAGGCTTTGCATATACACAAAAAAGTTACGGTATGTGGGCAGTTCCACCTGACATAGGTACAAAAGTTTTAGTTATATTTGCAGAAGGAAATTTTGGACAAGGTTTTTGGATAGGATGTGTTCAAGATGAACATATGAATTTTATGTTGCCGGGCTATGCATCTACTACATTTAATAGTGCAGACAAAAGTAAACCTGTACCTGTAGGCGAATACAATAAAAAAGTTGAAGACGGTGCTGGTAAAGATCCTACTAAGTTTGTAAAGCCAGCAGATGATATTAGAAAAGGTATTTTAGACAATGCCGGCTTAGCAAGTGACCACACTAGAGGAACAACAACTAGTAGTGCTAGGCGTGAAACACCTAGTATGGTATTTGGTTTTAGTACTCCAGGTCCTGCAGACAGACGGCCAGGGTCACCAAGAGTAAAGTATGGTGAACAATTTGCACAGAGTGATGTTGCATTTAATAGATTGACAGGATCTAGTTTTGTAATGGATGACGGTGATGCAAGTTTGTTAAGAAAAACATCTGCAGCTGAAGGTCCACCAGAATATGCTTCTGTTGAGAAAGGCGAAACTGGTGATGTTACTTTACCGCATAATGATTTAATAAGATTAAAGACAAGAACAGGGCATCAGATATTGATGCATAACTCAGAAGAACTAATTTATATTGCAAACGGCAAAGGTACTGCTTGGATAGAATTAACATCAAATGGTAAAATTGACATCTATGCAAAAGATAGTGTAAGCATACATTCAGAAAACGATTTTAATTTAAAAGCAGATAGGGATATTAATATTGAAGCCGGAAATAACATAAACATGATATCTGGAAAAGGCATGTTTACACAGACTGGCGAGAATTGGGAAGTCAAAGTAGGTGCTGACGGCAAAATTACTTGTGAAGGTAGATATGACGGTAGTTCTAATGGCATGTACTTAACATCTGATCCATTACATTTAAATGGACCAGTAGCCCAAGAAGCAAGCGAAGCCAAACCACCATTAAGACAACCACAACACGAACCATGGACTGGACATGAAAATTTAAATCCTGCAGAACATACACCTGAAAAGACAGATGCTTCTAATCCAGCAAACATCTTAGCTCTAAACGGCGCAACAGCAGAAGGTGAATTTACACCCGTGTTAGATACTTTCAGCAAGCCAACCTAAGGTAAATACGTTATGAGCTCATTAGAAAAACCATTATATAAACAAGTTGAAGTAAAAACTAATCAAAAAACTGATTATGGTGTTGGCACTAAAGCATATAGAGGCTTTAGTACAGTAAACAACACTGGTAAATTTGTTTTATATGATATAGAACTTATCAAACAAGATATAATCAATCATTTTCATGTTAGACAAGGTGAAAAACTAAGCGACCCGGAATTTGGTACAATAATTTGGGATATATTATTTGAGCCATTAACAGAGCCATTAAAAGATGCAATAGTAGCAAATGTATCAAATATTGTAAACTTAGACCCAAGAGTACAAGTCAATTCTATTATTGTTGATCAGTATGAAAGTGGAATACAAGTAGAAGTAAGTTTATTATTTTTACCCTACAATATTAGTGAACAGATGCGTTTTCAATTTGATGAAAAAGCAGGTTTACTAAGTGCATAAATTATATACGCACTTATCTCATTTAAATAAATACACTAGTAAAAAGGAATAGCCATGTCATCAACAGATAGACAAAATAGATTACTAGTTGCAGAAGACTGGAAACGCATCTATCAAAGTTATAGAAATGCGGATTTCCAAAGTTACGACTTTGACAATCTTCGCCGTGTAATGATTAATTATATTAGAGAAAACTATCCTGAGGATTTCAATGACTATATTGAAAGTTCAGAATATCTTGCATTAATAGATTTGATAGCATTTTTAGGGCAAAACATATCATACAGAATTGATCTTAATGCCAGAGAAAACTTTCTAGAATTAGCAGAACGTAGAGAAAGTGTGCTTCGTCTAGCACGTTTGCTTTCTTACAATCCAAAGCGTAATCAACCAGCAAACGGATTGTTAAAAATTAGTAGTGTACAAACTACTGAAGAAATATTTGATGCAAATAATGTTAATTTAGAAAATCAAACAATTATTTGGAATGATCCATCAAACCCAGATTGGAATGAACAATTTACAAAAGTTTTAAATTCGTCATTACCTATCAACGGAACATATGGACGTCCTGTGAAAAAAGATACAGTAAATGGTATTCCTACAGAACAATATAGATTCAATAGTACAAACACTGAAGTGCCTGTATTTGGTTTTTCAAAAGTTGTAAACGGCACAAGCACAAGATTTGAAATAGTAAGTACAGACGTTACTAACGGAAACATACAAGAAGAAGCACCGTTCCCTGGTAATAATTTTGCATTCTTATATAGAGATGACGGACGTGGTCCAGCAAGTACTAACAACGGATTCTTTTGTCACTTTAGACAAGGTACACTAGATCAAGGCACGTTTAGTATTTCAACACCTAGTACTAATCAAGTAGTTGCGATTGATGCTGTTAATATTAACAACAATGATGTATGGCTTTACAAGTTAGATGGCTTTGGACTTGAAGATGAACAATGGTCAAAGGTAGATGCTGTAGAAGGCAACAACGTAATTTACAATAGTCTTAGTAAAAAAGTTAGAAACATATATTCTGTGCTTACAAGAATTAATGATAGAATAAGTTTAATTTTTAGTGACGGTGTATTTGGTAATTTGCCTAAGGGTAATTTTAGAGTATATTACAGAACAAGTAAAAACCAAAGACAAATAGTTGAACCAGCAGACATGCGTGGTGTTAGTATAAAAGTTCCTTACGTTTCACGTAAAGGAAAAAGTGAAACACTTAGTATTGTATTCGAATTAGGATACACAGTTGACAATGCAACAACAAGTGAAACAAATGGAAGTATAAAAAATTCAGCACCTGCAAATTACTACACACAAAACAGAATGGTTACTGCTGAAGATTATCAAATTGGACCATTAACAGTAAACCAAGAAATTGTAAAAGCAAAATCTGTAAACAGAATTAGTAGTGGTATATCAAGATATTTTGACTTAACTGATGCAACTGGAAAATATAGTAAAACAAACTTGTTTGGTATTGATGGTATTATTACAAAAGAAAAACTAGACTTACAAAATACATTTACTTTTGCAACGCAAACTGATATTGAAGGTGCTATAGAAAATGTTATTGAACCTATTCTAACAGATAGAAAAGTAAAAAACTTTTATATGAGTGAATATCCTCAACTACTTACAGAGGATTTAAACAATACTTGGACATCATTATCAAATGATACAAATTTAAACACAGGATACTTGCAAAACAATGCAGGAGTGAAAAGTCAAATAGGAACGTTCACAGGAAGTTTACTTAAATTAATTGTACCAGGTACTTTAATTAAATTCATTCCACCTACTGGCAAACACTTTATGTCAAATGACGATTATAAACTTATGGACGGAGCACCTGATCATCCAGGAGCAGTTTCCTACAAATGGACTAAAGTTGTAAGTGTAACAGGTGACGGAACAACAGTAAACGCAGACGGAAGCGGTAGTGTTGTTTTAGCAGATCCTATTCCAACTGGTGCAAAACTAGTTGAAATTATGCCTCGCATTGCAACTGCTTTAGAAGATGATGTAAAAACACAAATTGTAGATCAAGCATTTGCTTACAAAACGTTTGGTTTAAGATTTGATAGAGATTTAAGACAGTGGCGATTAATAACCGAAAATGATTTGAATGTTGGCGGAGCATTTAGTATAGGTAAAACTGGCGACAGTACTAACCAGCAGTTAGACGCAAGTTGGTTATTGTTATTTGAAACAGACGGCGAAACTTATACAATAACTTATAGAGCAAGTCGTTATGTATTTGAAAGTGACAAAGAAATAAAATTCTATTATGACTCTGGTGATAAAATTTACAACAATTTAACCGGTAAAACTGTTAAAGACAAAGTACGCTTGTTAAGCATTAACACACAGCCTGACATTACTTCTCCGTTTACGGTAGATTTTGATTGGGAAATAGTTGAAGAATTTAGAGATAGTGATGGTTACATCAATAGTAAAAAAATACAAGTTAGTTTCTTTGATGAAGACGAAGATGGAGTTGTAGACAATCCACAAATATTTGAAGATATAGTTGCACCTAAAGTAACACCTTTAGATAAAAATATATTCTTAGAAAAAGTTTCTACAAATGACGGAAGTGAAGATTACAACTATATTGATAATTCAGCAAGAACACAACCTATTGTAACTTTACAAAATTTAGCGGCATTAGGAACTACAACAATTTACGAAGATCAACAAGTGTTTTATTTTGTTGATGAAAATGTATTTTATAAGTTAGACAAAACAACAGGAAATTTATCACTTACAAATGATTACAGAGCAAGAATAGGTAGAGACAAATTAAAATTCTTATATGTTCATGCTGCTGATGCAAGTTCAAGAATAGATCCTAGTGTGTCTAACATAATTGACACATACTTACTAACAAGATCTTATGATAATTCATACAGACAATATTTAGAAGGTACACTTGCAAACAAACCATTACCGCCGAGCCAAGATCAACTATTCCAAAGTTATGGTAGTGATTTGAATAAAATTAAAAGTTTGACAGATGAAATAATTTATCATCCTGCAAAATATAAAGTTTTATTTGGAAGCAAAGCAAAAGATGATTTACAAGCAACATTCAAGATTGTAAAAAATGCTGATTTAAGCATTAACGATAACGATTTAAAATCAAGAGTTATAGGTGCAATTAATGAATTCTTTGCATTAGAAAATTGGGAATTTGGTGAAACATTTTACTTTACAGAATTGAGTGCATACGTTATGCAAAAACTTGCACCTGATTTAGTAATGTTTGTTTTAGTTCCTGATCAAACATCACAAACATTTGGATCGTTGTTTGAAATAAAATCTGAATCAGATGAAATATTCATTAGTGGCGCAACTGTTGACGATATAGAAATTGTAGATGCTATTACAGCATCAAGATTAAAAGCACAAGGTAATGTTTTAACATCATCTACTACAGCAAATACTGGAATACAAAGTTCTAGTAGCACAACTACTAACAGCACATCTAGTAGTTCAAGTAGTAGCAGTAGCAGTAGCGGAGGCAGTGCATATTAATGGCTTATGATAAAGATCAAAATGAACCAACTCTTCCAGTCAACGGAGATCAAAAGAGGTCTAGTAGTGACTTGTTACCAAGGTTCTTTCGAACACAGGCTAACAAAAAGTTTTTATCTTCTACAGTTGATCAGCTAACACAGCCCGGACAAGTAGAAAAAATAAACGGGTATGTAGGAAGAAAAGCAGCAAAAGCATATGATGTAAATGACAACTATGTTGGTGATGTTTCTAACGCAAGACAAAACTACCAGTTTGAACCTGCAAGTGTTATTCAAAACAACATAGGCGAAATTGAATTTTACAATGACTATAATGACTATGTAAATCAAATAAAAAACTTTAATAGTGGTAACGCTAACCATTCTGTTTTAAATAGCCAAGAATATTATGCATGGAATCCGTGTATTGACTTTGATAAGTTCACAAACTTCCGTGAATACTATTGGTTACCTCAAGGTCCGCAAACTGTAAATGTTTTTGGACAAACTAAAGATGTTGAAAGTACATATACTGTAACGTTAGCAGACAACGATGATAACAATGCCTATATTTTTTCACCCGATGGCAAAACACAAAATCCTACTTTAAAATTATACAGAGGTGTAACTTATAAGTTTATCTTAGATACGCCTAATTTACCTATTACATTTAGATCAAGAAAAACTTTAGATGATCAATTCTTACTGAATCAAGATAGTACAGCAACAGGTATTTCTAGTCAAGGTACTGAAGCTGGCGAAATTACACTTACACTTACTGCTGAAACACCAGACGTAATTTATTATGTTGCAGATAATGACATAAACGCATCTGGTATGATAAAGGTAGCAAATATTGAAGAAGCAAGTGCTATTGATATTGAAGCAGAAATATTAGGTAAAACATCTTATAAAAGTTCAACTGGATTTGCACTTACAAACGGCATGAAGGTTATGTTCGGTGGAGAAGTAACACCTGCAAAATATGCTGAAGGTGCTTTTTATGTTGAAGGCGTAGGTTCAAAAATAAAACTTATTGCTGAAACTGACTTGGATATACCTACTTCATATACTGAAGATTTTGATGTTGAATTTGACAGTAACGGATTTGATAGATTACCGTTTAGTAAAGCAATTGGTTATCCAACTGACAAAGATTATATATTAATTAACAGGGCAAGTGGTGACGGAAACTTATGGAGTAGATATAATCGTTGGTTCCATAGAGATGTTATTATTCAGTCAGCAAATATTAATGGCCAGCCTGTTGAAGTTGATCAAAGTCAAAGAGCGATACGTCCTATTATTGAATTTGATGCAGGACTTAAACTTTTCAATTATGGAACAAAAAATAAAAAAGCAATTGATCTTATAGATACTTTTACAAAAGATGCATTTTCTATTATTGAAGGTAGTATAGGATACAATATAGACGGTATAAATGTTACTAAAGGTATGCGTGTGTTGTTTGCAGCAGACACAGATATATTAGTAAAGAATAAAATTTTTGAAGTAGACGTTATTAAATTTAATAACAATGATCAAATTACACTTAAAGAAATTGCTGATACAGATCCTGTTACAAATGAAGTTGTACTTGTAACACAAGGTAATGTAAACAAAGGTAAAACATATTTTTACAATGGTACTGATTGGGTATTAGCACAAGATAAAACAACTACAAACCAAACACCTTTATTTGATTTGTTTGATGCAGACGGTAAAAGTTTTGGCAACTCATCAACTTATCCTTCAACTACATTTGAAGGAAATCCTATATTTACTTACAAGCAAGGATCAGGAACAAACGATACAGAGTTAGGCTTTCCAATAAGTTATAGAAGTATAGATAATGTTGGTGATATTGTTTTTAATTTTGATTTGCTTACTGGAACAAGTACTTACACACAAGACAATGATGTAATAACAAAAAGATCAGACATTGGCTTTTTAAGAAAGTATACTGACTTAGCAGACTATGAATCATTTACTGGCTGGAAAAAAGCAAAGGCTAAAAGTTCTCAGCCTGTAATTCAACAAATAATATATGACAATACTACAAATGATTTTGAAATAGATGTTTATGATAACAGTGGTACACTTACTGATCTAAATATTGTTATATATAAAAATAATGTTCTACAAAACACAAGTGATTATACATTATCTGTTAATGCAAGAAATAACACAGTTGTAACATTTGTAAAAACACCTACAATAAACGACAACATTATTATTAAAACAGAAACTACTGCACCAAAAAATGACAATGGTTATTATGAGATAGCTTCTAACTTTGAAAAAAATCCGTTGAACAACGATTTAACAGAATTTACTCTAGGTGAAGTAAATGACCATGTAGCAACTATAATTGAATCCTTAGATAACTTTACAGGAATTTATCCTGGACAAAGTAATTTAAGAGACTTTGGCGATCTTGCTGCAAAAGGCAAAAAGATTTTAAAACATAGTGCGCCTATTAACTTATCTTTATATCATTTGTTAGACAAAGATGCTAACATAATAAAATCATTAAGATATGCTAGACGTGAATATGGCAAATTCAAAAGAATGTTTTTACAAGTTGCAGAAAACTTAGGATATCAAGGACCAGTCAAAGGACACTTTGACAAAGTAATGGCAGAACTCAATATTGATAAAACTAGCAAGATGCCGTTTTACTTTTCAGACATGGTACCTACCGGTGCAACTAAATTCACTGAGCATGATATTATAGACAAAGATGAAAGATATTTTGCATTAAATGATGTTTATAGTTCTACAACGCCTAGCAGAAAAGCAGTAGGTGTTTATTTGAATGGTGAACAGTTAACAATTAATAAAGACTATACATTTACTAGTGAAGGCTTTGTTGATTGCACAGCAACAAAAGCACCCGGCGACAAATTAGCTGTATATGAATATGAAAATACAAATGGAAGTTACGTACCTCCAACACCTTCTAAATTAGGATTGTATCCTGCATTCGAACCTAGTATATATGTAGATAATACATACCAAACTCCAACAAAAGTTATACAAGGACATGACGGATCTATTGTTATTGCATATAATGACTTTAGAGATGAACTTATTTTAGAGCTAGAAAAAAGAATATTTAATAATATTAAAGTTGCATATGATCCAGCAATGCTAGACATACATGATTTTGTTGGTGGCGAAGCAAGACAAACAAATGTATCAAGTGCTAACATTAACAAAGCAATGTTACAAGACTTTGTACAATGGACAAAGTTAATTGATACAGATTATACTGACAATGACACATACAACAGAGATCAAAGTTTTACCTTTAACTTGTATTTGCAATCAGACAAGTCAGGAAATCCATTACCAGGATTTTGGAGGGGTGTTTACAAACATGCATATGATACTGATCGCCCACATACACATCCGTGGGAGATGGTAGGATTTTATATTAAACCAAAATGGTGGGAAACACAATATGGTCCTGCACCATACACAAAAGATAATCTCAATTTATGGCAAGACATGGAAAAAGGTATTGTCAGAGAACCGGGTAAAAAGTATTATGCAATTAAAAAATACAAGCGTCCTAATTTAACAAATCATTTACCTGTAGATGGTAGTGGTAATTTGTTATCTCCTAGTGATGCAAATTATGTTAATCAATTTGACGGTAATGGTTTAGATAGTAATTGGGTATTCGGAGACGGATCACCTGTAGAAACTGCATGGCGCCGTAGTAGTGAATACGCTTTCAGTTTAATTACATCATGGGTATTAAACAAACCAAGTGAAATATTTTCAATGGGTTTTGATAGAATTAGACAAGTAAAAAATAATGCAGGAAATATTGTTTATTCCGAAACTCAAAAACAAATTAGATTACAAGACATAGTATTTCCTAATACAGTTGACGATACTACACAAGTATACACAAGTGGACTTATTAATTATATTGCAAACTACATGGCGTCTGATGTATTGTCAAACTATAATCAATACAAAACTAATTTAGGATTGCTTTCTAATAGACTTGGATTTAAATTAGGCGGATTTACAGAAAAAAATAAATTTAAACTTATATTAGATAGTAGAACTCCTTTAAACAAAGGTAATGTGTTTGTACCAGAAGAAAACTATAAAGTATTTTTAAACAAAAGTGTCCCTGTAGAAATATTAAACTACAGTGGTGTAATTATTGAAAAAGCTACTAACGGATTTGTTATTAAAGGTTATAGTGAAGTATCAAGTTCGTTCAAATATTTTACAGCAGTAAAATTAGCAAATGATCCAGTAGTTAATATTGGTGGCGTTTCTGAAAACTTTTTACAATGGAATAGCGGACAAACATATGTTCCTGGAACTAACATAGAATTCCAAGGTACGTATTACAGAGTAAAAAGCCAATTTAGTTCCGGTGCGTCATTTGATGATACTAATTTAGCAAAATTACCTAGTCTTCCTCTTACTGGCGGACGTGATGCAATTATTAAGAAAACTTTTGTTAAAACAAATGTACAAGAATTGCCATACGGGACATTGTTAAGAACAACACAAGAAGTTGTTGACTTTTTATTAGGTTATGGAGAGTTTTTAAAATCAAAAGGATTTTCTTTCGAAGCATACAACGGTGAAGAAAAAACTGTGCTTGATTTTGTACACAGTGCAAAAGAATTCTTATTTTGGACAACACAAAACTGGGGCGAAGGCAGTGTAATAACATTAAGTCCAGGCGCAACAAATTTACAATTTGAAACAGATTATGCAACTGTTGATGACATTTATGATAACTTCTACGGCTACAGTTTGTTTAAATCCGATGGCAAAAAACTTGAAAAAGAACTTGCAAGTATTGGTAGAGAAACTATTAAAAACTTTAGTGTATCTCCTAAAAATACAGCAGACGGTATATTCAATATTAATTTAGGACTAGTTCAAAAAGAGCATGTTGTACTTCTAGACAATAAAACAGTGTTCGGTGATATAATTTATGATCTAGAACCAGGATATAGACAAGAAAGAATTAAAATTGCAGGATACAGAACAACTGATTGGGACGGTAGTTTAAATATACCTGGCTTTATTTACGATGATGTTAAAATTGTTGAATGGACACAATACACAGATTATCCAATTGGAAGTGTTGTAAAATATAAAGAATTTTATTATAGTGCATTGAAAAAAATATCTGGCACACAAACATTTGTAGATACAGATTGGGTAAGACTAGATGAAAAACCTAACAATGAATTAATTAGTAACTTTGATTATAAAACAAATCAATTCAGCGACTTTTATGATTTAGACAGTGATAACTTTGATGTAGAACAGCAAAGACTAGCACAGCATTTAATTGGTTATCAAAAACGTGACTATCTAGAAAATATTATTAATGATAGTGTAAGTCAGTATAAGTTCTACCAAGGATTTATATTAGACAAAGGTACAAAGAATGCACTTACAAAATTGTTTGATGCATTAGCAAGTGACGACAAAGATAGTTTAGAATTTTACGAAGAGTGGGCTATTAAGAATGGCCAATACGGTGCGGCAGAAGGCTTTGAAGAAGTTGAATATAAACTAGACGAATCCAAGTTTAGATTAAAACCACAACCTATATTATTAACAAATAGTATTCCTAAAGATAGCAAAGATTTAGTATATCGCATTTTACCATCAGAAGTTTATGTTTCTCCTGAGAACTATGATCACAGTCCTTTTATTACTAAAAATGTTAAAAAGACATTTACTAGAGATAGTGGATTTGTAAACACAAATGATGTAAAAAAATTAATTACTAACAAAGATGATATTATTAACTTAACATATAGTGATATTGATAATGGTGATTACATCTGGATAGGAAATGTAAATTTAACATGGGACGTTGTAAAACACGTTGATACAAATTTAGTTATAGACAGTATTACAACTGAACCAGGTGGGTTTGGTATAACATGTAAAACAATTCCTAATTTTGCAGTTGGCGATATTATAGGCTTAGGCGGTATAGTTACTGAAACAGTCACAGCTGGTGCAGATAGTAGTGTTAATGTAGAAAACCAAAAAGTAAACTTTGAAGGTTTCTTTAAGATTGCAACAATAGAAAATGAAAAATTAACATTTGTAAGCGATAATCCTCCAGATGAATTAGAAAAATGTAAAGGTAATATTACTGAGTTTGTAAGTGTAAAAGCATCTAATGTAACTGAAGCAAATAGTATTTTACAAAAAGGTGTAAGCAAGGATGACTTAATTTGGATATCAGATATTGGTGATGGCAACTGGGGTGTTAAGAAAAACAACCAAGTTTGGTCTAAGTTTTTAGAACTACAAAACGGCGATCAAGGCAACAATCATAATTATGGTACAGCATTAGCAAGTGATACAAGAAATACTGTGTTAGCAGTAGGTACTCCGGATAACGGTAATGGTAAGGTGTTTATATACAAACGTCCTGCAGATAACACTGCATTACAATTAGCACAAGAAATAATACCTACACAATTTGGTAATGCAAATGAAAGATTTGGAGCATCGCTTGATATTTCCGAAGACGGAAAATTTTTAATTATTGGTAGTCCTAATAGTAGCGATAATAAAACTACATACAAACAAGATTATGCTACTTCTAGTTCTTATACAAAAGCAGATATTGTACGTAAAGAGAATTTATTGTGGAAAGCAAACACAGCAATATTACCAGCAACTGGCGCTGTAACATTTGACAGTTTTTATTCTGTATCTAAATCTATACTAGACACAGGTAACGCAACTAACAATGCTACACCTGTAAATGTAATGTTAACAGGCGGATTTCCTATAAGAGGATTTACAACTAATCACATACTTGTTAGAGCACCAAAAGAAGTTTTTGATGGTGCAGGCGTTAATGACGAAATAATATTAGATTGGAATACATTAAGTTATACATATCAAGACCAATCAGCACTTACCGTAACACAACCGTTCGGCGGAGATTATGCAGATATTGATGAAGCATTCATAAGAACTAATACGCATACTATTCAGCGTAAAGTAGAATCTATTTTATATATTGCTTCTTCAAGTATAATTCCAGAAGAAGGCAATACTGTATCAACTGCTACTGCTTCTGCAACTGTAACACAAGTTGTAAGAAACGGCAACCAAGTGTCGCTTTATGTAAATGATCAAACAGGTAATTTTGAATTATCTGGAGCATTGTTTAACCAAGATAGTGATTTTGTAGGAGAGTTTGAACGTGTAGCACCTAATGAAGATATAGATGTTAGCGATACATGGAACGGATACTTTGTAATTGATACACCAAACTACACTGTAACAAATCCTCTTGCTCCTGCTGTTGGATCTTTAACAGCTGACGAAGGCCGTGGACTTGTTTATATTGATACAATTACAGATAGTGCAAATACAGGTCTAGTTTACAACAACAGTTTAGACAACGACACAACTATCATTAACAGTAGAAATACATATGGTAGTGAAATTGGAATATTATCCAACCAAGGTGCGCCAGGCGCATACGGTGTTACTACTCCTATCACTAGTCCCAAATATTATGTTAGAGTATCTAAAACACTTAGTGATGCAGTCACTATAGGGCAAGCAGTTTCGTTATATGTAAACCAACTGCCAAGATATGCTGATAACAGTTTCGTTAATATAGAAGCAATGAATCTAACAACTACTGAAACAAACAGGGCACATAATATTGTTGATATGTACGACGGATATGTAACATATAACATTACACAGTTTGATGGCGGTAATCCTTTAGAGCCTTTAGTTGGACAAACAGTTGAAGACTTTAACACAGGTGCAACAGGTGAAATTGCACACTACGAGAGAAACAGTTTAACAGCAACAGTATTTTTGAAAAATGTTACAGGCACTTGGTCCGAAGGTTTTGATTTTGGTGCAAATAGTAATTTAAGAATGTTAGCGATTCCAGGTAGTGTAAATCCTCTTTATACTGTTGATAGAACAGTTGGACAGATACAGTTTACAAGTTTAGGTTATACACCAGCTGATATTGGTAAACTATTAGTATTTGAAACAAACGGATCAACAGACATCTCCTTATCAGGAGTAACGTCACGTAGTTTACGTTTTGTAGAATACTATGTTTATGAAGAAAGAGTAGTATCAGGTATTCCAAGAAATGCAAATATTCCTAGTAGTGCAAACAACGACTGGACGCAAGTTTACAATATTCCTCTTGCTATATCAGGTGTTGCAAGTGGCTATAGTAATGAAGGACATTACTCTGTATACCAGCGTAATACACAAGGAAGTTATGATTTTGTAAATGCTTATACATTACCAGAAGTAACTGACAATTATAAATTAGGTAGCAAAGTTGTTATGTCTAAGCATAATGATTTGTATAGAGCATTTATACATAGTGACAATGATAATCCGGGACGTATACATTTTACAAAACATGGTACAGAAAATAATATTTTTTATAATTGGGAAATTGCACGGAATAAAAAATTCCAAGGCGAATTTTCAAATGCAAATCAATATGCAACAGGCGATATTGTTTACTTAGAAAGCGAAGTCAATGTAGGTGAAGGCAGATTATATACTGCACTTACTAATATTGCACCAGGCGATTTTAACTTTAGTGATTGGACATCGACAGATGACTTAGTTGATTATGTTGGGTATGTACCAAATGACCAAGGTTTAAGTGTTGTTAGTGACAGTTCTTTAGATAGCACAACAGCTGATCAAGGTAGTTTAATTAGTTTTGGTAAAAATTATGATGTAAGCGGAACAGGACAAGTTCTTATTACTAGTGCAATCTATGGTAATGATAAACCTAACTTAATTTTTGTTTATAGAGAAGACAAAGGTTTTTATTATAGAGCACAGCAAATTGAAGCACCTAGTAACACTATTGGCTTTGGAGAAGCATTAGGCATTTCAAACGATGGAATGACTATTGCAATTGGCGCACCATATGATGATGACCAAAAATTAGATCAAGGAATGGTGTTAATTTATAAGCAAGTAAACGGAACATTCCAATTAACACAAACACTTAATAGTCCGAATAATGATAGGGCTGAAATGTTTGGATTTGCTTTACAGTTTGATGGTAACACACTTGCAGTTACAGCTCGCAATGGTGATAGTATTGTAAAAACTACATTTGATACATATACAAAACCACTTACTGGTTATGTTTTAGATAAAACATCTAATCCAACACAAGCACCTACAGTGTTTGATAATCAATTTACAAGTTTCCAAAACGTAAATGAAAATAGCGGCACAGTTTATCTATATGAAAATAGTGAAGCTGGATTATTGTACGGACAAACAATAAATGTTGATAACACAAATGTAAATTACTTTGGTAGAAATATTTTATCAAGAAGAAATCATTTGTATATAGGTTTACCTGCACTTGCAAATAATAACACTACAGGTAGATTAATAAATTATAGAAAAAATATTAACGATACAATTTATAGTAACTATCGTGTTGCAAAAGATCCTGTTGATGTTACAAAAATTAAGAGAGCAATACTTTACAATACAAAAACTAACAAATTGCTCACATACATAGATTATATTGATCCTATTCAAGGTAAAATTGCAGGACCAGCAGAAGAAAATATTAGATATAAAACTTTATATGACCCTGCAAATTACAGTATAGGCGGACTAGGTGTAAATGTTGATACGACAGATTCCTGGGGTGTAAAACAAATTGGACAAGTTTGGTGGGATTTAACAACTTGTAAGTTTGTAAATCCATATCAAGATAGTGTAATATACAGTACAAATAATTGGAACAGAGTATTTCCGGGTAATTCAATTGATGTTTACGAATGGGTAGAATCAAACGTACTTCCTGCAGAGTGGGATTCGTTAGCTGATACAAATGACGGATTTGCTAAAGGATATTCGGGACAATCAAAATACGGTAATGCATCTTATGCACAAAATAGAGTATTTGATAGTGTAAAACAAACTTTCAGTAACAAATATTATTTCTGGGTAAAAAATAAAACTACTGTTCCTGATGTAGAAGGAAGAAATTTAAGTATACAAAATATAGCGAAGTATATTGAAGATCCTGCATCTACAGGTTATAAGTTTATAAATCTAATTAGTAAAGACAGTTTTGTAATACACAACTGTGATAAATTAATTGAAGATAACGATGTAGCAATTAGTTTGCAGTATTGGACTATCGATAATCAGACACAAAATATACACAATGAATATCAACTAATTACAGAAGGTTTAGAAACAAGTGTGCCAAACACTGATGTTGAAAACAAATGGTTTGATAGTTTAGTTGGTTATGATAAATTTAATAGACCTGTTCCAGATCCTAATTTAGCAGAAAAATTAAAATATGGATCTTTAAGTAAACCAAGACAAGGTTGGTTTGTAAATAGGGTTGAAGCACTAAAACAATTTGTTGATAGAACAAACGGAGTGCTAAAACAAAATTTACTTATAGATGATAAGATTCTTACTAAATTAAACGCCAAAGATCCTGCACCTAGTACTATTACTAGATTGTATGATACTACAGTTGATACGTTAGCAGACTTAGACTTACTAGGTGTTGCAAAAGCGCAACGAGCAGAACTAAGGCCAATAATAAAAGATGGAAAAATTACTAGAGTATTAATTGACAATCCGGGTAGAGGATACCAAGTCGCACCTACTTACACTATTGACGGTGAAGGTACAGGAGCAAAGTTTGAAATAACAATTAATTCGTTAGGTAAAATTACAGATGTAACAGTTGTTGAACAAGGTATAAATTATACTGATTCAACTTTAATAGAAGTAAGAAATTATAGTGTACTTGTTAACAATGACGAAACAATCCAAGGTAAATGGGGTATATATGAAAGACTCCCAGCACAAAAGATATGGAGAAGAGTATCTAGTGCGTCCTTTGATGTAACAAAATATTGGACATATACTGATTGGTATGCAACTGGTTACAGTGACCTTACAGAAATAAACTTTGCAATTGATAGTTCTTACGAACTTACTGCATTACCTGACACTACAGGTGATATTGTAAAAATTAAAAATGTAGGATCAGGTGGCTGGTTATTGCTAGAGAAAATTGATGACCAAGACACTACTGATTACACTGTAAACTATAGTACAATTGGTAGACAAAACGGAACTATACAATTTAAAGAAGAATTATACAACACTAAAAAGAGTTTTGTTGGATTTGATACTATTAGTTTTGACACTCAATACTTTGATAACGAGCCTATTGAAGAAACAAAACAAATACTACAAGCCTTAAAACAAGACATACTTATAGACGAATTAAAAATTGAATATAACAAATTATTCTTTAGCAGTATAAGGTATGTTCTATCAGAACAAAATTATGTTGATTGGTTATTTAAAACCAGCTTTATAAAAGCCAAGCACAATGTTGGTACGTTGCGTGAAGATATTACATTTAATAATGATAACTTAGATAGTTATGAAAAGTATGTTGAAGAAGTAAAACCGTTCAACGCAAAAGTTAGAGAGTATCTAAGTGCATACGAAAAGATAGAGCAAAGTAGAACAAGCGTTACTGATTTTGATCTACCGCCTAAATACAACAGCGATTATCAAGAGATATTACCTGAGTATATTAAAGTACAAAATGATGCTCTTGTAGGAACTGATGCAAATATAACTACATATCCTAACAAGCATTGGTTAGACAATCATACACACAGTATACAAGAAATAATTATAGCAGATGGCGGCTCTGGTTTCTTAAGCCCACCACAAGTCAAACTAGAAGGCGGTGGCGGTACAGGAGCAACAGCAAAAGCATATATTGGTAATGGAAAAGTAACAAAAATTGAAGTTACTAATAAAGGCACAGGTTATGTTAGTGCGCCTACAATTAGTTTTGAAGTAAACCAAGAAGAATATGGAACACCTTGTAAGGCAAGTGTTATTTTAGAAAATAATGTAGTAAGAAGTGCAAAGACTGTTGTAAAATATGACAGAGTTAAAGGCTCTTTCGAAATTAAAACTTTACCAGTTACACAAACCTTTACATCATCAGGAACTTTATTTGACTTCAATTTAGACTGGCCAATGGCGCTAGGTAGAAAAGATGTTCAAGTATTAGTTTCGGGAACAGAAGCATTGCGTAGTGAATACAATTATACAAATGTTTTAGATACAAGCAAAGGCTATGACAGATATTACGGAAGAATTACATTTGTAACAAAGCCAAATAAAGATGCAGTGGTTACAATAAATTACAAGAAAAGTATTGAGCTACTTGATGCGGCAGATAGAATCAACTTGTATTATGATCCTACTACTGGACAACTAGGCAAAGACCTGCCACAGTTAATGGACGGTGTTGACTACGGAGGAGTAGAAGTTAAGAGCTTTGGTTTTGATACTTCTTCAGGATATGATTCAGATAACTTCTATGAGTCAGGTTATGATAGTTACGATAACACATACGAAGATGAAATATTTGAGTTAGATGGTTCAACAATTAGTATAGAGTTAAGTAAACCACTTGAGAATGATGTACAATACAATGTGTATCTAAATGGTGTAAGAATTGATGATCCAAACTTCGGAACAGCAGAGCCTGTAACTAATCCAAATGCAAGAACACAAAGTATTACAGGTGACGGAACTACACAAATTGTATTCCTTGACAATGACGGACTTAATATTAACGGCGAAGGTGCTGCTGCTGATCCAGAATACAACAATGGTGCAATTAGTAATGTTACAGGCGATGGTAGTGATTTCTTCAAACGTGAAGTTACAACCAACGGCGTAAGAATTATGGGTGCTGGCACAGTAGGTGGGCAAACAGCAGTTCCGGATGCATGGCTAGAAAAAGTAGCACGTATGTTTGAATTGTTTACAGATCCAAATGGGGCAGGTATTAACCAAGAATACCAAAGAAATTTAATTAAAACATTAAGTGGTGACACAGGAACATATCACGCAGGACTTCCAACTATACAAAGAGTAGCAAGAGGTGCTGGAGCAGATTACTCTCCAAACTTCCTAACTGATGCAGGTGTTATTAGTTGGAACCTAACTAACCTGTTTGATACTCACGTACAAAATGATATGGTGTGGTACTTAAACTCAACCGGAAGTGGTTATGGCGATGGCGACATAGATGCACAAGAAGTTATTGAACACGTATTCCACACATTACACATGCACGGTTTACCTGCAGACGACATAAAACTATAT